TGGTACATAGAGCGTTTGATTGAGGAAGTGGACAGTAGGAAATGATAATCAAAACATTTCTTACACTTGAGCTTGATGAAGACGAATACCCCGTACCATCTGACGGAAATATTGAAGAAGAAATTAGGGCATTGATTCTTGAATACATATATGATATTGATGGCCTAGACGTAAAACATTTGAAACTATTTATGGAGTGATGATAATATGAATAACTATTTACCAACCGACTATCAGTCGTTCATCCACAAATCCCGCTATGCTAGGTGGATACAGGATGCAGGAAGACGTGAGACATGGGATGAAACTGTAGGCAGATACATAGACAACGTAGTAAGACGTGTCCTACCTGACAGCTTACATAACCTTGCATTAGAATGTGAGCAAGCTATCTTAGGCTTAGAGGTAGCACCTTCCATGCGAGCTATGATGACTGCAGGGCCAGCCCTCGACAGAGATAACACTGCTGGCTACAACTGTAGCTATCTACCCGTAGATGACCCTAAGTCCTTCGATGAGGCTATGTACATCCTCTTGTGTGGAACTGGTGTCGGGTTCAGTGTCGAGCGTCAGTACGTTACTAAACTTCCTGAGATCCCTGAGCTGTTCTACAGTGATACTACAGTCGTTGTCAAAGACAGTAAGGAAGGTTGGGCTAAAGCGTTCCGTCAAGTTCTTGCTCTCCTCTGGGCTGGTGAGATCCCCAAGTGGGATGTCTCTCGTGTTCGTCCTGCTGGTGCTAGACTAAAAATATTTGGTGGCAGAGCCAGTGGCCCAGCGCCGTTAGTCGAACTGTTTAACTTCGCTATCACAACGTTCAAGAATGCACAGGGCCGTAAGCTTACAAGCATTGAGTGCCATGATCTTATGTGTTTCATTGGTCAGATTGTTGTGGTCGGTGGTGTACGCCGTAGTGCTATGATTAGTTTGTCTAACCTCTCTGATGACCGTATGCGTCACGCTAAGTCAGGCCAGTGGTGGGAGACTGCAGCTTGGCGAGCGTTAGCTAATAACTCAGTTAGTTATACAGAGAAGCCTGACATGGAAACATTCATGCGTGAGTGGCAAGCATTAGTAGAAAGTAAATCAGGAGAGCGTGGTGTATTCAACAGGCAAGCTAGTAAGAATCAAGCGAAGAAGTACGGTAGACGTAACCCTGACTTCGAGTTTGGAACTAACCCATGTAGCGAAATCATACTACGTCCGTATCAGTTTTGCAACCTTACTGAAGTTGTTATCAGAGCGACAGATACACTCGCAGATTTGGAGCGAAAGGTAAGGATTGCAACCGCACTTGGTACTATTCAGTCTTCCTTAACTAACTTTCCTTACTTACGTAAGGTATGGAAGAACAATACAGAAGAAGAGCGTTTGCTTGGGGTATCACTGACGGGTATCATGGACAACCCTATTACTACATCAGAGAACAAAGGATTGGAGAAGACCCTTGCACATCTTCGTGGAGTTGCTGTCAATACTAACGCTGAACTTGCTGACACTCTTGGTATACCTCATAGCACTGCAATTACGTGCGTCAAACCATCAGGCACAGTCTCGCAACTGGTGGATTCAGCCTCTGGGATACATGCTCGCCATAGTGCCTATTATATCCGTACTGTTCGTGGTGATAACAAAGATCCATTGACACAGTTTATGATGGATCAAGGCATTCCTAATGAGCCATGTGTTATGAAGGGAGACACGACTACTGTGTTTAGCTTCCCTGTCAAGTCACCCCGTAAGTCAATCACTCGCAATGATATGACAGCGATTGAGCAACTAGAGACTTGGCTAATGTACCAACGGCACTGGTGTGAGCATAAACCAAGCGTGACTATTTCAGTTCGTGATGATGAGTGGATGGAAGTGGGTGCATTTGTTTACAAACACTTTGATGAAATGTCAGGTGTGTCTTTCTTGCCACACTCAGATCATACATATCAACAGGCACCATACCAAGATGTAGACAAGGATACATATAGTGTGCTACTAAAGTCTATGCCTAAGAAGATTGATTGGGCTGGGCTGTCTGAGTACGAGAAAGACGATAACACCGCTGCAATGCAAACTATGGCTTGTACTGGTGATGCATGTGAAATAGTAGACATAACATAGAAGGAGATATAATATGTTTGAAGTAATTACATTTTTAGCAGGGGCAGTAGTAGTAGCTGACCTAATCATCCCAACTACAATAGAGTTTGTCAGTGGGTTCCTGTAACTAATGTATGTTGTAATTTCACGTAATGAATGCATCTTCTGTGACAAGGCTAAGGAGTTGTTAAATGTAGATCGCATTGGTTACGTGGAGTACAATATACAATCCCCCAGCAGCAAGTGGTTGTTGCATCTTTTAAAACAAGCAAACATAAAAACTGTACCTCAGATATTTGACAGTAATGGAAAACATATTGGTGGGTACACTGAACTCAAGGAGTATTTAAAATGATTATTGAAGTACCAGTTACAGAAGAAATGATTATTGAAGCAACAAAAAAAGCCAGAGAGATGGGCCAACTTAAAGGTTCAATGATGAACGGTGGGCGCAATCTTTCTGGCTTTCTAGGAGAACTGGCAGTGCATTCTCTGTTGGGTGGGGAGATCCATAATACATATGATTATGACATCCTTCTCAATGGTAAGAAGATAGACGTAAAAGCTAAGAGTACCAACTACAAACCTAAACCTGAGTATGCAGCTACGATCTTTAAGTACTCTGAGAAACAAGGCTGCGATTACTTTGTGTTCACAAACGTAAAGAAAGACTTGTCTAAGGTGTGGGTGTGTGGTACGTATGAACGTGACGGGTTCGTAAAGGATGGTGTACTAAAGCGTAAGGGTGAGAAGTTTTACGCAGGTACTAGAGAAATCGAATACCGTAGAGATAACTACGAAATGAAGATAGGTGATCTTAAGCCTATAGATGTATTAAAAGAAGCAGCATAAGGAGAGTATAATGGGCAACAATAAAAACATGAGAAAGCAACGTGGACTAGGGAAGCACGATGCACCATTGCGTGTCCAGTACAATCAGGGGTCACAAGACTTCAGAGCAGGGCGTGTCACTAACCCATTCCATAAAGACACAATGCAGTACAGGGAATGGGAGAGAGGGTTTAGCAAATCCTATTTTGAAACATTGAAACGGCAGAAGGAATATGAATCTAAAAGAAGAAGCAACCAAATTTCTACAGGAGAAGTACAGCATGTCTGACTTTAATTCGTATCAGCGCAACGCAAGTTCAACTGCCATCTACCCAGAGGAGCATCGTATCCTCTACCCTGCGTTAGGGTTAGCTGGTGAAGCAGGTGAAGTAGCCAACAAGGTAAAGAAGCTCATACGTGACGGTCCTGATAAGCGTCCTGACACATGGCGAGAGGACATAGCCAGTGAGATTGGTGATGTACTCTGGTACTGCGCTGCACTAGCTACTGATTTGAACTTGTCATTAGGTATGATAGCAGGACAGAACGAAAAGAAACTAGGGCAACGAAAACAATCTGGAACTCTAGGCGGTAGTGGTGACACACGATAAACTAAAGGGGGCTTAATTGCCCCCTCTTTTATTTACTACCAAAAGCACTAGACGCTTTCTTAGATGTTTCTATTAATTTTAATACGTCTTTTAGCTCTGCCATGTTGGGCGGTTCACCAAACCTTCTGATGTATTCACTAAAGCCCAGCGCTCTAGTCTTTTTACCCATCCTTCTATAGTCTTCGTGAGCAACAAGTAGTTTATCCGTATCCTTAGCACTAACACTTTCTGACGCTTTAAGTAAAGCACCTTTTTGTTTGTTTAAATAAGGAACTATTCTTTGATTTACATACTTATCTATGCTAATACCTTCTTCTTTTAAACTAGGTTCCTTTAAATAATCTTTACGTAAAATAGTTTCAAAGCTTCTAGCACCATCAATAATCTTAGGTAAGTATTTTTGTAGGTACAAATTTTCCACAGCCTGTCTTGATGGTATCCTAGATTTACTAGACATTTCCCACTTACTTAACCCTTTGCGCTTTAAGTACTCACCATCATCTGAGTCCATAGTGTATTGAGTTACACCCGCAACTAAACCAAGACCCATGTTAAGCCGTTGCCTGTCAGGTGTAAACACATCTACACGCTGTTCACGTTCAAACTCTTTAGATGGCGTAAAAATATTACTAACGCCAGCGGTACGCATACTTCTAGAAGTTTCAGAAATAGCAGCTTGTAGATAGTTTTCGTTTAGTGTGTCTCTATCTTCTGCTTGCTCAGTGTATGTAGCTGGCCTGTACCCTGTAGCCCTTTGTAGTTCAGGAACTTGCGTTAAAGGTATCGTCCATGTGCGTAGATAGTTAGCTAGGTTTCGTGATAGTAATTTTTTAAACGACTCACTACTAGCAGGATCGCCAGA